GTTTCTGGAATTTACCACTGCTCACCATGATCTTGCTCGTACAATCTCACAAGCTGTTCAAAGTCATGGGGTGATTCAGTTCTTTCAACAGAACCATCGTTATACATAACCTCTCTGGAATCATCGTTAAAAATTATCTGATAGTAACCATCACCATACATAGTGTGCATATAGTGAGACTTAATTCCTTTAGCCCACTCATAAACATCATTCTTCAAAGCTTGTAGCTTTATAAGATCAGTGTACTGAGTCATTTGTCCGTACTCCTAGCATCACAAATGCCTAGCTTGATGTAATGGGCTGCTAACTCACCTAGACTTCTTGTGCTCCTAGACATTACCTGATGCTCCTTAAGCAACTGATGTATCTCTGAGTCTACCCAAATAGCCTGAGTGGTTGTTCGTTCTGTCAACTTATTTTTTTTATTTTTTAATTCCGTTTTCATATCTAAACTCTCCATGTTTATTCTATAATATTTTTGGGCAGTGGCAAAACTCTCCTTATAACGCTCCCTTCAAGTCTGCTGCCCCTCGATCCTTAATCCTCACCTGCTTACGTCTAACGCTTCTGGCTTCCTTTGCAGGAACAACCTTCTCTGGCGTTGCTTTGTAATTTATGTAGCCCCAGTCAAGCTGATATGAGCCACAAACAGCCTTCTCATGGTTGGCTATCTTTTCCATTAATGCAGTTTGTATGCAGTCCTGTTCTTTTTGTAACTGCTTAATCTCAGCACTGATGTTTTCATGTCTAGCTATAATAGTTGTGTAACTATCATCCATCTCCAGAACATCCTCAGCCACTGGTATATCTTCAAACATCACATAAGCATCATCAGAAGTTTCAGGATTAAAGTAAGTTTCTGTCTTAACCCTTTTCTGCCAGTCATCAGCTAAAAGCCTTAGCTGCTCACTAAAGGCTGGATCACGTTGATAGAAAAAGTAATTAATCTCATTAGCAGTATGACTAAAGATCACCAGCATACCCCAAGAACAACCAGTGATCTCAACTTGAGTTTTTAACTGAATCCAACCACGCCAATCTTCAGGGTAGTCTTTTGGATAGTCTTTAGTTAGTTTGCACTCAATGATGCCTTTGCCATTGATAGTAATGTGCTCATGGTCTGGAATATAAATGCCTAGTTGTGGATTCTCTTCAATGGTTAAATCATTTGCCATTGCAGTTCCATCCAAAGAACATTGAATGGGAAAGAATGGATGAGTGAAAGCTTCTGGAAACTCAGTCTCTACATCTGTGAGACCCATCTTCTCAGTTGCAAATCTAATGATGCCATCTTCAAAGAAGTCTCCCAGCTCCATAGCTGTATTCTGGTCAAATCTAATGTTCTCGCCATGCTTGGCTTTGATATGTTCTTGCAACTGACGTTGCTTAGATTTGTATTTGCCCTTGCCCATTGCATTGGCTACAGTTGATGCTGATAGCTCATCGTCTTTTGTTAGCTTACCTACCATTTATATCTCCTCTTTTGATAATTTGAAAGATGAAGAAAAACCTCGCAATACAGCACCATCTTTAAGCATAGGGATTATAGTTTCTTTTTTATAACCACCTTGCAATAATTCTAATGCTTCATCTAAAGATATTTCTTCCCAATTATCTTCACCATAAAATTGTTTTAATACTTTCATTTTATCTCTGCTCCCCTCTGGTTAATCTGAATTCTTCTTGTTTGAAGATTCGATGGTTGTGCTGGCACTTTAATGCCAGCTTAATTTTAGCGATAAATTCCTTATGACTGTCAGCCACAATCTTAACGCCCCCTACATTAGTAATTAGTTTCTTGCTCATTACGCTACCCTCGTTGTTGAATGTAAATTCTGTATAGACTTTAACAATATATGCATTTGTGCAATTTGCTTTTCTTTGGTTTCAAACCAAGCTTTTTTAGTGTCTGCTTCTATAGCATCTCTCAATGCACTAGCTAGAAGCTCTGCTTCGTAAATATTAATTTTTAGTTTTTTTTCCATTTTATCTCCTATAAAAAATGAGTTAGTTCTACCAGTAAAAGCCCCAATGAAGGAGCTTGTTACTGGTGAATTAAGATTAAAACTCTACATTTCTGCCTAGTCTTGAAATGGTTGTAACAGAGATGCAAAGTTCTGAAACTTCATCCCCATTATCCATTTTTAAAATTCTGTCTTTGATCTGAGCTAACATTTCATCTAGGTTTTTTGTTGATGTCTTTTGATTATCACAACCCCAACCCCAATCTGTTTCTCGTGATTCAATTTCTAATTCATATGATCCGTTTAACATTTTTATCTCCTATTTAATAATGAATAACCTATTATACAAATATTTAAATATATATGTAAACAATTATTTTAATTAATTTCAGAGATAATATTTTGCAGGTTTTTCAGAGCATCGTTGTTTTTCATATGCTCGTCAGTGATGGTGATTTGGTTTTTGGTTTGTGGCAGCATGAATACCACGTTCTGATGCCCTAGAGATACTAGAGCGAATAGATCAATGCTGTTACGTTTATAGGTTCTGTCTTTAGCATGAAGTCCACGCCTAAGATCAAAACGCCAGTTCTGTCTGGTTTTTTCTATCTTGCTTGCAGTTTTAACTTGGCAACGATACAGCTCAAGTTTGTATTCAAAGACGATATCTGCTGAAGCTCCATGAGGTACGATTAAAACTGTGGTGATCTCATCAACCAGAGACAAGTATGCTGCTGCTAAATATTCGCCAAAATCCCCAACAGATTTAGCACTAGCCACTGGTTCATTCCTTGCAGCTTTTCAGTTGCTCCGAATTAAATATGGCACGTCTGCCTACCTGTTTTGCATACTGGCTATCGAGCAACTCGACTCCAGCCTTCTCAAAGTCTCCCATTTCCATGTAAGCTCTGGTCTTTCTAAAGCTCATCCAAGTATTAATGCCCATGTTAAAAACTACATCTATGCAAACGTATTGTGCTGTGATGGGTAGCTTACGCCAAGCTATCCAGTGCTTGTCTAGCTTCTTGATGACTGTGCTGATGTCATTGTTAAGCAGATACATGGCTTCTTCTTCTGTGATGCCATTGGTCTCAAGATTCCTACCCACGCCCACGCTAATATATCCTGTGGGGCAAGTGTAGGACTTGAGGACTAAGCCCTCAAAATCTATCAGTCTTTTTCTAATAAGTTCTCTATCGAAATGTTTATCTTCTTGATGCATATATAGGTACATTATTTATCCTTTTTATTACTAGACCCAAAGTAAAAAGATATAACTGCTGTAGCTATACCTGTTAATGATCCAATGATCAGCATGACTATATCGTCAGAGCTGTCATCAATTGGAAAGGCAGTAATAAAAAAGATGTAACTCATAAAACCCATCATTGAAAGCAAGCCTAAAACTTTAGGAGTCCAGTCATTGCTAAATTTGCTTCTAGCATCTTGGATGTCTTGAGTCTCAAGAGCAAAAACATCTATATCCATTTGTTTCATTTGGATTTCAAAGTTTTGTTCTGCTTCTTTAAGTCTAAGTAATTGTTCTGGTGTCGCATCAGCTATTGCTTGTTCTATTGATCTAGGCTCTGGCTTGCAACCTAGTGCATCAGCCACCATGTTCACAGCCATGCCAGCAACAGGTGAACCCATGCCAGCAGCAATCGTTGGCACTAAGCCACCTATAAGGCTTTTAATTTTGTTGAATTTCATTGTGTGAATAGGCTTCTTAGAACTAAGGTCAACAAACTAGCACCTATGGTTGTTAGACCACCAATCATCCACCACATCATTCTGGTGATAGATGCTTCTAGTTTGTCTAATTGTTTGAAATTTGTTCGCCAACGCTCTGCACATTCTGTCTCGTGTCTGACGAGCTCAGTATGTACAGTAGCTGCTGTTGGCTTGGAGTTAGGCATCAGATTCCTCTGATTGTGTATCTTCTGGTGTTTCCACCTCTAAGCTACGTTTAAAGTCATTAACCAAATGATCCTTTTCTCTCATCAACCTAGCGTGCCTTTGCTCTAATTGTCTGAGCTCTGGAACTATTTGATTTAAGTCAATAGCTAAAGGTAATTGCTTCTCATTCAAGTCAGATGCCCTGTAAGGTACATCGTCAAATGTAATGATGATTGGTTCTTCGTTGGTCATTTCTTTTTTCTCTTCAGTCATAGTTTGCTCCCTATAAAAGTTTATT